AGTACAGGTCTTATGGTATACGGACAAAAGACACTGCTTGCAGATGCATCAGCTCTTGACAGGGTAAATGTAAGAAGACTTCTTATCGAAATCAGGCGAAGAGTCAAGGCGGTTGCAAACCTTATGCTATTTGAACCAAATAGACAAGAAACGCTTGATAAGTTTAACTCTCTTGTACAGCCTATCATGCAGCAAATTCAGGAAAGGAGCGGTGTTGATAGATTCAAGGTTGTAATTGACTCTACGACAACAACTCAGGCTGATATAGAAAACAATACACTTCGTGGAAAAATATTCTTGCAGCCTACAAGAACAGCAGAGTTTGTTGCACTTGACTTTGTTGTGGCTAATGCAGGAGATAGTTTTGATAATGCTTGATAAAAAAAGTTATATAAGTGCATACTTAAGAATATGTAATACTAGGAGATTAATAAATGGCTGAAACACTTTCTGTCACCGATATGCTACCCAACAAATTTGAGCCGAAAAGACAGTTTCGGTGGGTGTTCGCTATTGAAGGGGTTGATGCATTCCTCATGAAGACGGCTGCGAGGCCGAGCATGCAGATTGCTGAAACTACTATACCTTTCATCAATGCAAAAAGATACTTAGCGGGTAGATTAACGTTCAATACAATTGATATAACCCTTCACGATCCAATCGCACCATCAGCTTCACAGCAGGTAACTGAATGGATAAGAACTCACTATGAGTCTGTTTCAGGTAGAGCTGGATATGCAGATTTCTATAAAAGAGATATTCAGTGCAAGCTTCTTGATCCTATTGGAACAGTTGTAGAGCTATGGGATATTAAAGGAGCATTTATAACAACTGCTAACTTTAACTCTCTTACCTATGATCAGGATGAAGCTCCTGTTGAGATTTCTCTTACGTTAAGATACGATAACGCTGTACTACAATACTGATTGTTATTTATTAATGTTTTTAAAAGGCACGTTTTACGTGCCTTTTTTATTTTCGTATACTTAAACTTGCATAATGCAAAATCAAACAGGAGTCAGGGTGTCTGATATACCGGGAGTAGTTCCCACACAAAATGTAATGAAGGAGGAGTTTGGATGGGAAGTACCTGTCGAAACTGTTCCGGTTCCTTCTGAGGGGAAAGTATACCCACAAGGATCTTCAATTCATGGAAGAAATACTTTAGATATAAAGGCCATGACAGCAAAAGAAGAAGATATTCTTACTTCAAGAGCACTGATTCAAAAAGGTACTGTAATAAAGCATCTAATTCAAGCATGTCTTATTGACAAGAGCGTAGATGTTGGAGAAATGTTGCTTGGAGATAGAAATGCTCTAATGGTATCTGTTAGAATTACAGGATACGGATCAGCATATACAGCAGAATCAACGTGCCCTGAATGTATGAAAAGAAGTGATCAAAATTTTAACCTATCAAGCCTTGAAATAAAGAGGCTAGAGATAGATCCTGTGGCACCAGGTCAAAACTTATTTGAGTTTACCTTGCCAATAACAAAGAAAAAAGTTCACTTTAAGTTTCTTACAGGTGCAGACGAAGAAGATAGAGCTGTATCTCTGGAAAGAAAAAAGAAATTAATGCCAGATCTAAAAATAGAAAATACTGTAACTTCAAGACTTGAACAAGTCATAGTATCTATTGATGGAATAACTGATAGAAATAAAATAAATCACTTTATAAAAAATATGCCGGCTCAAGACTCTAGAAAGCTCCGGTCGTTTATAACGAAAAGTGAGCCGGGCATCGACATGGCTGCCTGGATGAGTTGCCCGCATTGCGGGGAAGAGTCAAAGGTGGACCTCCCTGTTGGGAGCAACTTTTTTTGGCCCGCTGAATAACTGGAAAGAAACTTTTCTCGAAGAAGCATTTTTGCTACAGTATCATTTAAAAATGAGCTATTCAGACATTAGAAACCTTCCTATCACATATAGGAGGTGGTTTCTTTCAAGGCTTGCTGAGGAATTTGAAAAGAAAGCTGAAAGAAACAAAAAGGCATCAGAAAGATCAGAAGGAATGAGGCAGGTCCCGATAGATGATATTATGAACAAGGTTCATGAAAAGGCTTTCAAGAAATAGAATAGATATCTTGTTGCTGCATAATTAATAAATAGCAAGGGGATTGTAGAAAGTGTCAACAGAAGACTTAAGAACCCAAGAAGCATTGACAAGACAAATCAATGCTCAGCTGGGAATGATTAATGAGACTTTAAGTCAGCAGTTTACAATTCAGCGACTTATAAACAATGCTGCCGCCGAAACCAATAGAACAGCGGCTGATGTTGCCCGGCAAGCCGGTGCTGATTTGCAATCAGCTGGAATTCAAATAGCAGCAGTTAATAATGCAACTGCTAATGCAAACAACACAATAGTTGGTGGGCAGCAGACCAGGGCAAACTCAATGGCAGATCTTACAGATCTTGCCGGTGGCGCAGCAGCAGCTGCTGTCAATGTTGGAGAATCGTGGGATAACACTGCTCAAACTATTCACAATGCAATAAGAGGAACTTTAAGTATATCTCTTGGCAACTTGCAAAAAGAGTTTGGCGGTCTCATGGGCGAAGATGGCCTTGAGAGCGGAACAAATCAGGTTGTTAATAGATTTAGAGAGATCAATGTTGCAGTTAATGAGCAGTTACGAGCTACTGACGAAGCATACAAGATTCAGGGTGCAAGCCTTCTTTCAATTTTTGGTCACGATATAAACAATACTCTCGGCGCATACAATGTGATGGCAGAAAAGGCTATTAATATGATGGCCGGAATGAGAGGCGGTTCAGCAGAGTTGGCAATCAACATGGGCCTTCTTGGAAAGGGCTTGGGCTTAACAAATGAAGAAACAGCAACTATTGTCCAAAGACAAATAAGCTTGACTGGAGAAGCAGGAACTGATATGCTTAGAAACGTAGCAGCAGTTTCAAAAGCAATAGAAAAAGAGACAGGTGTATCTGCCAAAATGGTAGGCGAAAGCATCGCTGGAATAATCAAAGATACCAAGAACTTTGGAAATGTCACAGAGCAAGAAGCTGGTAGAATAAGCGCAACATTGTTCGAGTTAGGCCTAGATTATGGCGATCTAGGGAATGTAGTAGGAAAATTTCAGTCATTTGATCAGGCAGCTCAGGGTGTATCTGCTCTAACAACAGTCTTTGGTGTTCATATGGATGCAATGGACTTGATGAGAATGGCAAATGAAGATCAAGATGATATGCTTCACTCCATTAGAGAATCATTTCTTGCAGCAGGAAGATCAGCAGATACTCTCTCCCTGGCAGAGAAAAGATTAATTCAAGAACAGCTAGGTCTCGGCGACATAGAGTCAGTTGAAAGGCTGCTAGATCCTACAAAAACTATTACGTCAATGGCTGATCTAAGCGCAGCAACTTCTGAAATTCCCGAAGATATGCGAGTCGTTTTGGATTCTCTAAGTGAGGATATAGTTGATTTTGGAAAGGTTACTGATTTTCAGTCAGAAAGAGTAGGGCAGTTTATAAGAGATGGTGTAAAAGCTCCTCTTGAGGAGTCTTTAATTGCTATGGAGCAGCTTGCTGTTAGAGGCGGAAGAGAGATTCTTGGAGACATAGGAAGTGCACAGTCAACTGCCCTTTCAGACATGTCTTCTTCTCTTAGCTCTATTGCAGAAATGGATGAAGGAGTACTTGATAATCTTAATACTCGACTAAGAACACTTATAGAAAGTCTTACAGAGTTCTCCGGCGGAATCGATATGAATGCATTTACTGCTGACATGGAGAGAATTGGAGGAGTATTAGATCGACTAGACATAGGAGAAGGAATCTCTAGTGGAATTTCAGAAGCTGTTCAGAAAATAGAAGAAGCATTTGAAACAATGGCATCAAACATTGTTACAACACTTAGAGAACACGAAATAATTAGAGACGAAACACCTCATACACTACTTGAAACAGCAGCAGAGCAGGGTGCCGCAGCAACTGAAAGAATGGGAACTGACATGGTGGCTTCAGTTGCATCAGCTGGCGATAACATGAACAGAATTCAAGATGAAAACAATGAGCGTCGCCAAAGAGAATATGCTAGAACGACTGAGTTTGTTAGCACAGCCTGGGCAAGAATGTCTTCTAATATGACAGAAGATAGCGTAGAGGCGTTTGAAAAAATATCTGCAGTATCAAATGAGTCGCTTACAGAGCAACTAACAGATGCTTCATCAGTGTATTCTAGATATGCCCATGAGCTCGGATCGCTAGGCCTAACATATAGCACAATGTCTGATGAGCAAAAAGAGTTCATGAGAGAAAATCTAAAACTAGGTGAAGATTACGAGCAACAAATTCAATCAATAATGGGAAGCGAAGAGGCTCAGAGAGGGCGCCGTCAAGCATCACAAGGCGACTTTGTAACGGACATGCTTGAAACATATAGCGGACTCTCTGAAGAGCAGCAGGCAGCACTTGCAGGAAACGAAGATTTTATGCAAAATCTAAGTGAAAATTATAATATTGACGCAGATACATTTTCAAGCATGATGTCAGGTGAAACAGGAGACATTGGTTCGATCGTTGCAGAAAGACTTAGAATGAAGAATGAAAGAAGGGTTGCTGAGGCAGCAACAG